GCGCCTCCGCCGAACTGGAGTCCCTCAAGGTCGAGGCCGCCGCGTCGTCCTCCAAGGTCGCCGAACTGACCGCCGCCCTCGAAGCCTCCGCGAAGGAAGCCTCCGAGCTGAAGGCCAAGGTCGCCGAGCTCGAAGGCTCGAAGGCCACCGCCTCGAAGGAAGCCGCGAAGATCGTCGCCTCCTTCGGCACCGAGCCCGTCGAACTTCCGAAGGGCGACTCCCCGGTCAAGATGAGCAACGCCGACATCAAGGCCGCTTATCTCGCTCTCCCTCCTGGTCAGGCCCGCATCGCGTTCTTCAACGCGCACAAGGCCGCTCTCATTTCCCTCTAACCCTCACTCCCTAACACACTACTATGGCTACCGTCCTCCCTACCGCTCCGGCTATCCTGTCTGACTACATCGTCCAGACCGTCGCCGGCAAGCTGCCCATCCTCAACAACGTCTCCGTCAACCTCTCGGCCTCCGTCGGCCGCGCGGGCAAAACCGTTTTCGTGCCGATCATGGGCGCGGGTACGGCTTCGGAGTTCAACAAGGTCTCGAACAACCTGTCCGACGTGGACGGAGCTGAGATGACCTCCTCCTCGGTCACCCTCAAGCACTTTAAGTACGTCGATGAGTTCAGCCCCCTGGACATCCAGGAGTACGGCATGCAGTACCTCATCAACGCTTACGCGAAGACCGCCGCTCAGGCCATCGTCGACAAGACCTGGGCCGAAATCGGTTCCGTCTTCACGACCGCCAACTTCGCCACCGAAGAGATCGTCGCCCTCAATGACTTCGGTTATGACGACGTCGTGAACGCCCAGTTCCTCCTCGACACCGCCAAGGCCGGCCAGCCCCGCTCCTTCCTCGCGGGCAACGGTTACCTCAAGGCCCTCCGTAACGACGCCAAGATCTACGGCTCCCTGAACCCGGCCGCCAACGCCGTGGTCACCACGGGCTCCGTCGGTCAGGTCGCCGGCATGGACATCTACCAGTGGAACCAGATCCCGAACGTCGAGAACCTCGCGGGCGTGGCCATGGGCCCGGACTCGCTCCTCGTCGCCACCGGCATCCCGATGGCCGAGATCGCTGGCTTCACCTCCAGCGTCGCCACCGCCGAGTCTGGTCTCTCCGTCCAGGTTCTCGTCGGTCAGGCTGAGACGGGCAACATCCGCTGCATCGCTCAGATCCTCGTCGGCGCCAACAAGGGCCGTTCGACCTCGCTCGTCCGCTACGTCACCGCTGCCTAAGCGGCCTGACATCGAAAACGGGGGCTCCGCAAGGGGCCCCTTTTTTGTGCCTGTTTGCCAATGGCCGCAGGGTTATGAGTTTATACTCTGAGTTCCTGCCCGACGCGAAGGAGATGGTCGCCGATTTTGCCGTGGCCGGTTCGGCCAACTCGGGAGCGATTACATTCGCCTGCCTCATCTCCGACCCCGCCGTGCAGACCGTGCTCGAAGCTGGGGGCTATATGGAGCGAACCCAGTACAATGTCCGCATCCCCGCTGCAACGGCCTCCTGGAGCCTTCCAGACGGGTCTACGGGGGCATCCACGGCCATCATCGTCGGCGGCGTCCCCATCGCCTCTCTCGCCCAGGGCAAGAAGATCGTGGCCGGCGGGAAGAACGTCCGCATCACGACCCAGACCTATAAGCCCGGGTCGGCGTGGGTCACCCTCGTCGTCATCGACGACAACCAGTAATGGCCTCAAAGGTTTCCATCGAGCCGAAGTCGCTTGCGGAGTTCGTGGAGGCCTGCCGCCAGTTCGCTAAGAACTCCGGCATCGCCATGCGCGACGCCGTGCTCGAGCAGGGCATGCTTGCCTGTCAGGACGCGGCCAAGTTCACCCCTCCCCTTCCCCGCGGCGGGGGCAACGGGCTTAGCCCTTCCGCAAAAAAGGCAGGCCTTAAAGCCGTGGCTGGAGACATCTCCAAAATCTTCGTGGCCGCAAACGACTCTTCAGCTCGTGGCGTTGCCGGCAACTTGGTCAACCAAGTTGCGTTTGCCGTGAAGACTGGCGACTTCGGAACATTTACTAGGCTCACTGACGGCGGCAAACTCTCCGGCATGCTCGGCCAGCGCAGCATCCTCTCGAAGATTGCAAACGACGCCGACAAGCAAAGGGCTTTTGCCAAGGCGAAGAACTTCCTCAACAGGGCCAACCCTGTAAAGAGCGAGTATGGCACACAGGGCTTCGTCCGAGACCTACGTCCAATCCATGATCAGGTAAAATCCCGCTTCGGGGGTCGAATCAAGAAAGGCCAGCGAGCAGTCTCTGCGAAACTCCTTGTTCAGGATAAGAACGAGCTGAAAGAATACATTGAGCGTCGCCAGCAAATGGTAGGTGTTATCAAGTCAGGATGGGCAAAGGGAATGGCTAGCCTGCCGCGCCTAAAAGAGCCTAACGGGCAGAAAGGTGAGCCTGGAGCCGAGTTACGTAAGGCCACATGGATTACCTCGCATTCAAGAGTTATTGGGACTAGCATAACGACCTTCACCGACAAGATCGCCGAAGTCTCCGTGACCAACACCCTAGGAAACATCAACGCAATCGCCGACGACGCGGGAGTCCTCGGCCTAGTCTACGGAAACCGCGTCAAGCAGATGCCCGCGATGATCCGTTACCGCATGCGAAAGCCCATCAACAAATTTAACCGCAAATAACATGGCCTTTACCAAATCCATTCGCCACATCGTCGAGGGCACGCTCGCGACCTACCTCACCGCCCAGGCTGGACTCGCCGGCGTGGCCATCCTCACGGGTGACAGCGCCGCGACCCAGACCCTACCCAAGGCCGTCGTGCTCTGCGACTCGGCCCGGGCTCCTGGCGACCTCCCCGAAGGCCTTGGCAACTTCGATTGCTCCGTCCGCATCACCCTTTTCTCGAACGCCGACGACACGACCCTGGCCGTCCACCGTGCCCGCTGCGCCGCCCTGTCCGACTGCATGCGGAGCGTGGGCCTGATCCAAGACGCCTTCGCGGTGACCGGCGATGCGCTCTGCTATGACGTGACCTATGTCTCCGAAGACGAGGGCATCGACGAGCGCTCCTGGGCGACTTCCTTTGCCTTCGACATCCTCACTTGCCTGAACCCCGAGTAGGTTGCCAATTAAAGCAGGAGTAAGATGAGCGAAGTAAACAAAGGCGTAGTCTGCCTCTACGGAATCGGCGCCGGCCAGGTTGCCTCCCTTTTTGTGCAGAGCTACTCGGTCAGCTCTGGATTCAACAACACCGGCACGGTGGTCAATGAGTCCGGCCTGACCGTGACGGCCCGTTACGACGACCGACGCTCCGAGATCACCGTCGAGGGCGTGGCCAAGCTCACGTCCGTCCCGCAGCTCGGCGCGACCCTATCCTTCACCGCGAAGACCGCCTCGGCTTACCCCGGCGGCTCCGCTTCGGTCAGCTTCTCGGGCGTGATCACCAAGGTCGACGACCGTGGATCTAGTAAAGGTTTCGTCAGCGTCTCGGTCACTGCCGAGTCGTACGAAGAGATCACCTACTAATTGACACCCCCGAAAGGGGCGTAGTCTGGTGGAGTGGACAGGCGCTTCCTCAATAGCCAGGTAGACCCTGCCCCGTTCAAGTTACTAGGCAGGACTCTTTACCCTTGGTGCCTAAAGTACCGCGTGCGCCTGCATGCGTTCGACTCCCCACTTGTGACAGGTGATCGCGGGATTACTCCTGCAGACTTATTGTTTGCATGTCAGGTGTGCGCCGAAGAAACGCTGGGTAATGTAAGCATAATCGACAAAGCCAGAATTGTTTACTTATCCAGTAACCCTTATCGATTTGAGGCGCTCGTGAAAGCCTTCTCAGGCTACATCCTAATCGACAACTGGCCAAAGTTCTGGGAGCAAGATCAGAAGAAGAGCGGAGGAAGCAAGGGCCTCCCGTACCCGCTAGCCATCGTCGCAAACCTAGTGGCCAACGGCATCGACGAAAAGCGTGCCTGGGAGATGCCTGAGTGTCAGGCCATCTGGATGAACGCGGCCTTCGCCATGCGCAAAGGCGTCGACGTGGCGATCATGTCCCCGGAAGAGGAGGCCTACATCGAAGAGCAGCTGAAGGCCGGCGAAGGGGAAGCCCCCGTTGCCAATCCCGCAGAGTAAAGAGACCATGGCCCAAGACCTTACGTTAAAAGTTAAGACGGACTCCGACGTCCCGGATGCCATGAATAAGGCGAAGACGGCTGTCTCTGGTTTCGACAAGCAACTTCAGGACATCCGCAACAAGTTTGGAACGTCTTTCAAGGACATCTTTTTGTCGGCCCTAGGCCCTATGGCGCTCGTTGCTTCTGCCACTGCGTTTATCGGCAAATTAATTGCAGATAATCAAAAGAAACAAGAAGACGCTAATCGAGCAGCCATCGAAGGTACGAACGAACTAATGTCCGCCCAGGATCGTTACTACGCCAACAAGCTTAACAACGAAAAGAAAGACAAGGAGACGGTCGAGCAGGCCGCTGCTGCCCGTGCAAAAATTACCAAGGATTTCTTGGAGAATGACCCACGCGGAAAACAAATGTATGACGAAGCATACAGAGAAAAGTTCTTCGGTCACCCATTCCAAAAAACAAAGGCAGGCCTCATTCATGATGACCCAGAGATTCAATCTAGGGTTCAGGCTATCATCGCTGAAGACGCTAGGAAGAATCCCCAGGCAGGGATTAACCCTGAGCAAAAATCTGAAGCCAAGGCCGGCTCATTCAAGGGCCCCGAAGGTTTCGGCACGGTCGTCGGCGTGGGCGCAAACCCGGTCATGGAGAAGATGACCCGCCAGAATGAGATCCTCGAGGAAATTAAAGCCGTCCTCGAAGAGCAGAACCTCATGAGAAAGGGAGGCACCGTGCCGGCTCCTTTCACTGAGACCGTCCCCCTGCCCGTACAAAAGGCGGGATCTTTTTAACATATCATGACCATTGTAAACACAGGTAACACGCTGAACTCGGAGTTGATTCAGCCCGGGATCACCCTCATCTCTGACGGCTTCGGACTGGTCACCGCGTCGGCTACCTACAAATGCGATTGGGCGACCTCCGTCCCGGTCACTCAACGCGGCGAGCCCCTGGACTTCGGCGGCCTGACTTACCTCAAGGCGCACAAGTCGAGCACGTCATACGACAACCTCCAGTATAAGACGGTGAAGGTGGACTACGTCGGCATCGACCCCGCCATCAACGCCGGCAACCGAACCAACGCGAACACCTCCGCAGCCAACGGCCTGACCGCGGAGAACATCACGAGCCATCCGAACTTCTTTTTCAACGCAGTCCCTTTCGCCATCGCTCTCGCCGGCATTCCTCCCTATGTCCAAGACGACCCCGACAACCTTGCGCCCAACGTCAACGGCGCTCCGGCCTATCTAGGGGCGAACGGAACGTGCTTTGAAAAGGAAAACGGCGGACGCTTCATCGGGTTCGTCAATCCCGAGTACCCTTCACTTTACGGCAAGACGCAATACCTTGCCACGACCACGACCTACACTGGCGTCGTGTATTACAACAACGTCACTTTCGTCCAAGGCCTTCTCGCCCTTTTGAACACGGCCACCTCGACCAGGTCTTGGGGCTCTGAATACCCACTTCTCCCTGATTGGGCTCCTTTTGGGACTACCTCCTGGGGCCACAAGAACCTTCTTTCACAAGTCAACGTCGAGGAGTTCGGGTCACTTTATAAGGTGAACTATGAGATTCGTTATGCAAAGGAAGGCTGGGACAATCTCACTTATATCAACATCTCAGGAGCATGAGCATCCAGCCCGGAGTCGGTTATACCTTCACGTCCTCGAGCCTCGGGACGAACCTGAACATTGAACGCCCCTGGAGCGAATGGGATCCGTCTGGCGCGACAATCGTCCAACAGTTCCAAGTCGGCGTAAAGAAGGTCGATGGAGTCAACAAGCTTCAGCTCGCCAAGGGGACGGTTTTCTTCACGCAGAGCAATATGCCGCGCATCAGGCTCGGCGCTCACAACGACCAGCGCCAGTCATGGATCAGCAAGGTGGCCGTCTACGGCTCAGGCATCACCCGCACGGCCGGCACGGCTGGGGCATCGGACGTCTGGATGGAGAGCGGAGGCCATTATAACATCACTTCCGCGGGGACGTATTACATCACGATCAGCAAGTTCGACATCAACCAGTCAAACGACGACACCGAGTCGGCGCTCCTGAACGCCGAGCAGCCATGGGTGTCCATCTTCAAGGCCTCGGACGGCATCGAGAACACCATCTTTTCGGAGACCGGGCCGTCGGAGTACGTCAACAAGACGAACATGCAAAAGATGACCGGCTATGACGCCACATCTACGGGCCTGTCCGGCGACTGGGGCAACTGCCACACGACTTGGTTCAACCCGGTCAAGTGGGGTTACGCGGTCAAGCTCATCGCCACCGTCACGGCCACCGCGGCCCCGGGCGAAGGCGGCTTCAATTTCACCATCGACCAGCACATCGTCGGGCCCATCGACCTCCAGATCCCCGTGCAGTTCATCGGGACGACCCTCTGCAACCAGGACGACCTGAACGAGACGAACGACCCATATAACCAGAACAAAGACTCCGACCCCGCATGGTCTTTCATCGTCAACGCCGACACCCTTACCGCGTTGAACACGATCACCCCCGCGAACGACGACTGGTTCCAGGAGTTTGTCGGGCCGGCCGACTGGACTTCGACCAACTACATCGGGCTCACCGCGGGAAGCTGCGCGGCTCAAGACGACGACGCTTGCGAGCATCCGTTCCAGTTCCACCCCTTCACCGTTGCAAGCGGGGAGAGTTTCCTTTTCCGGGCCAACGTCTGCGCCGGCATGGCCAACAACCTCGTCCCCCTCGACGAGCCTGGCTCGGGCACGCTGCTCCCCGCGACCATCGACTTCCTCACGACGGGGGACACCTTCATCTATCTCCGCATGGGCACGGAGGCCTACGCGTCGAGCGCCCCCGTCTTCCCGGTCACGGACGTCACGGACGAGTACTACCCGACGATCGTGCAGTCCCCGACGGCCCTCACGGATACCGACGAGTATTGCTATATCCTCATGGGCATGGCGCGCAACGTCGGCGACCCCGACACCTTCACCGTCGACCAGACCATCTCCGGCTCTGTCTGGGCCGAGCGTCTTAAGATCGGCACGGATACCGCCCGTTACTACTGGGCGGGAGTCTAATGGCGACGCGCATCGGTGGCCCGATGGTAGGGACGACTGTCCCGCCATGCACATGGGGCTCGATGCGTTCGCCGCTTGTGCTTAATGGTTTTACCAACGGTGCATCCTATACGCGTTACTCCAGGGCATGGCCGGAGACGGAAAGCCCTGTTAAGTTCTTCAAGTGGGATGCGGGCTACCTGTTCAGACAAGTCGCATATGTCAGTCCAGGCCCGGCCGTCCCAGATACGACCCCTTACTATTGGATTTACAACAGCGAGGAAGACAGCGTCGTCTCAACTTCCTTCGGCATAGGCGCTCAGGGAATAGTCTCAGCGATCACGACAGTCGACAATCATGACTTCCTTCAGTTCATCGGGGAGGCCGTCGACACCGACATCGGGACGTTTACGATTACGGCCAGCGCGCATGAACTGGGCGGCCAGTTCCTAGGGAATAACAACCCGGGCGGCACGGAGGTCTTCGACATCGGCAAATTGACGGGTTTCTGAGCCCCCTTGCCAATCTCCGCAGGGTTAAGAAGACCCGATGAGCTGCTCCAATACCGCCGTATTCTCCCGAGGGGACAGTTTCTCCAGCGTCTGGACGTGGGTTCCCGGGGCCGGCG